GGTATGTTTAGCGTTGAAAGAAACCAAAGACGGGCATACGTATAAAATCACATTAGGAGTTGAACCGCATTTTCATTGCTCAAACGGAAAGTATGAAAATGGAATAGGACGATAGAGCAATAGCCCCGGAAACAAAGCCGGGGTTTTGCCGTTTATATGTGAGAGAGAACAAACGGTTGGCAATGTACCGGAAAAGCCGTAAATTTGCCCCGTGGTTAAAAGATAACCGCCGAGATATAGAAAGTATTGGTTAAGACAATAAAGCCTCTTAAAATGGAAATTCCGTGCAAATAACTTGCAAAGGGTAAGCAACGTTTTAAGGAGGTAAACAGGGGAAAGGATAAAGCCCGGAACGAAAGAACAAAGGCAAAGGAGCCGATAAGGAACCAAGCCAAAGGACGAAAAGGCGTAAAAGGCAGATTTTGACCCCTGTTTGACATTAAAAGAGGTTAGACGATGAAAAAGAGAAAGAAGCCATTAGGCTACAACAAACGTTCCGAGGAACAACGAATTTATGACATTCGGTTTTGTGCCGATTTGTTTTTGCGTGGGTATTCGTACCGGGAAATTGCGGACGCATTGAACCGGGATTTGTCCGCCCGTGGAATGGGTTATACAATAACCTTTCAAATGGTTTATTACGATTTGCAACAATGCCTTATCGAATGGAAGCGGGAACGGTTGGAAAATATCGACGAATACGTTACACAGGAATTGCGCAAATTGGATAAAATGGAGCAACAAGCGTGGGAGGCATGGGAGGCGTCGAAAACCGGGAAAATGCGCACCAAAGAGAAAACCAACCGGGGGCGTCCTATCAAAACGGATGCGACCGACGGCGACCCGGAATATTACGGGTATGACGAAACGACCGTTGAAACGTCGGCGGGCAATCCCCGGTTTTTGGATTTGCTTTTAAACATTCAACAACGCCGGGCAAAGATGTTGGGATTTGATGCACCCGTTAAAATCGAGATACCCGGATACAACGCCGGGACGGACGACGATAAACCGAAATACGATGTTAAGGCAATCCCGGACGACCTGTTGTTTGCCGTCGCCGACAAATTGCAGTCCGCCGAATTTCAAAAGACAATCGCCGAGAAAGGAGGGGCGCAATAATGGCAAAGCGAATGAATGTTGTTAAACAGGTTGTAACCAAAACGAACCATTATTGCGGGGATTGCGGACACGGTGTTTGGTATTTCGACCATGAGAATTTAGATGTTGCAAATAGATTGCCGATTTGTTGCCGTTGTCCGTTTACCCCGAACCGTTCCCGGATAAGGAGCGAAACGGCGTGTTTGAATTGGATACCGAAAAAGCCCGGCGAATTGATAGTTACACCCGATAAAATTGTACGACCATGAGCAACGAGGAATTATTGAAGATGTACGAGGCAATCAAGGCAGACCCCGGCGAATTGGTGCGAGCCGCCGCCCGTAAACGTCTTATCAACTTTGCCCGGTATATGCAACCGGATTTGGTATTGGAACCGTTTCATGTTGTATATTATACCCTGTTGGATATGTTTGCGCATGGCAAAATACGAAAGATGATTGTACAACAGCCGCCGCAACATGGCAAATCGGAGGGGTCAAGCCGCAAATTACCCGCATTTATGTTGGGGTTAGACCCCGACCGCAAAATATGTATCGGTTCGTATGCGGCGACAATCGCACGGGATTTTAACCGGGACGTTCAACGAATAATCGACACGCCCCGGTATCGTGAATTATTCCCCGGCACGTACTTAAATGGGTCGAACGTCGTAACAATGGCGAATACCTATTTGCGCAATTCCGATGTTATCGAAATGGTCGGGCGTAAGGGGTCGTTGCGTGTCGTCGGTCGTGGCGGTTCGCTGACGTCTAAAACCGTGGACGTTTCGATATTGGACGACGTGTATAAAGATTACGCCGAGGGTAACAGCCCGATAGTACGGGCGGCGGCGTGGAAATGGTACACGACCGTTGTACGCACCCGTTTACACAACGATAGTCAAGAATTGATTGTATTTACCCGTTGGCACGACGACGATTTGATAGGGCGCATTGAAAAGAGCGGCGAAACGATTATTGATGTTAAGTGTTGGGCGGATTTGGAGGACGTAACGCCGGGGGCGTGGGTGCGCATAAACTTTGAGGGGTTGAAAACCGGGGAACCGACCGAGATAGACCCACGGGAACCGGGGGCGGCATTATGGGAAAGCCGACACAGTAAGCAAAAGTTGGAAGCGCAAAAGGCATTAGACCCGGTGCAATTTCAATGCCTGTATCAAGGCAACCCCGGTTCCGCCGAGGGTCGATTGTACCAACCTTTCAAAACGTGGGTCGAAAAATCCGATTACGGCACGTACATTCGTTCCGGCGCATACATTGACGTTGCCGACGAAGGCGACGACCTGTTGTTTGCCGCAACGTATGACGTGTATAAGTCCGACAATCTGTTTTTCAACGAGAAAACAAAGCGCATGGAGCCGATATTGTTTGCCCTTATTACAGATATGGAAATGACGGACGAAAATACGGACGTTACAACCGTAACCGTCCCGGCGATGATTAACCGGAACGGGACGCAAAAAGCGTGGGTTGAGAGCAACAACGGTGGTGCGGGTTATGAAAAGGTTATCAAAAAGAAAGTCCGGGCGATTACCGACCCGTTTTATCAAGGGGGCAACAAGGAAAGCCGGATAATAACAGCGTCCGCAATGGTTAATCAACATATAATTATGCCGTTCGGTTGGGAAACCCGGTACAAAGCCGTTTACGACCATGTAACCGGATTTTTGCGCAATTTCGGAGCCAATACGCACGACGACCCGGAGGACGGATTGACCGGGATATATGAAAAGGAGATTGCGGACGGCAATATACAGCCATACGCACACGCAAACCGAGGCGTAAGACGACGCAATTAGCAATATTTTTGAGATATGCAAGATTATCCGGGAAAAAGTTTATAACTTTGTAACCGAAACGAGAGGGCAAAGGGACAGCCCCGGAGAAAGTAATAATATTTTTAACGTTAAAAACAAAGAAGTATGATTTGTAAATGTCCGGCGGGGGCGGCGTTGCCCGATGTACCCGCAATTAAATGTTCGGAAAGTTTCGGACAGGTTCAGAAAGTGGCTTTTCAACGTCTTATGAAAGACGACGGAAGCAAAAACAGTTTTACGAGTGAAAAAGCGATTACGGCGTTAGCGTCGTGGACGCCCCTGTTATCGGCGGAGGATAGCACGAAAGTAGTTGTTTCGCCGTATATCCAAGCCCCGACCGCCGAGGCGGGAGCCGCCCGCACCTTTGGAGGCGGTAACGAAACGTTGGGAGGCGTAGAAGAAATTATTGGACGTGAACCGACCCCGTTTACCGGAGTTATTCGCAAAGCCCCGCAAGCGGTTATCAAGGCATTAAAGGAAATGCAATGCGAAAGTTGGGGCGACAATTTGGGTATCTTCATTTTCGACGAAAACGGCGCAATTGGAGCCATTAAGGACGCCACAACGGAGGGTACATTTTACCCGATACCGATACGTTCGTTGTTTATCGGCGATAAGACGTTGGGCGGATTGGAAGCCCCGGACAGCAACGCAATACAATGGTCGTTTTTGCCGAATTGGTCGGACGATTTGGCGATTGTTGCCCCGGCGTTTAACCCGCTTACGGATTTGAAAACCGCATAAGCGTAATGACGGCGAAAGTTACAAAGGTCGTGTTGGAGTGTCCGACCCTTAACACGACCGAAGAATTTGAGATTAACCACGCCGAACGCCTGTTGCGGATGCCTAACAATGGCGGTTGGCAGTTGCCCGAAAAAACACCTTTTGAATTTAGCAAAGAAAATGGGATTAGATATAAAACGCATAAAAAAGGAAATAACGGAACCGAGGAAAAAGGCGACGATAAATAAAGCGGTCATACACCAAAACCGCATTAAATTTCACGCCCAAACCAACGTAACGCCCTTAATGTGTTTCCCCACGACCGACTTTTTGGCATGGGTTCAAAATCTTATCCCGCACGATAAATTCAAAATCTTCAAAACATTGTTCCGTTACCCCGTTCGTACCAACGAGGTAACGGGCATTTGTTTTGATAAGTTAAGCCGTATTTTCGACGGTCGTAACCCGGCGTTCAACTATCAATTTCAAAACACGGAACAACGGGACGATTGGGAGTATTACCGCCAAGATGTATTAAAGGAGCCGGAAATTTGGAGTACGAAAGGTTGGGAGTTTTTCAAGACGGAAATAAACAGCGTCTTAATAGTTGATTTGCCCGCCGAGCAAAACCCCGCCGACCGATACCCGACCCCGTATTTTTATTGGCTACCTATCGAAAGCGTCATAACCTTTGAGGCAAACCGGACAACCGGGGTTATGGATTGGATAATTTTCCGCCAACCCGATAAACGTATTGCAGTTATTGACGATGAACGATACAGAGTATTTGCAGAGGACGACGGCGGCAACATAGGCGAATTATTGGTTGATAACCCACACGATTTGCGCTATTGCCCCGCCCGTTTCTTTTGGAACGAGCCAATGAATTTGCGAGAACCGGACGTTAAACAATCCCCGCTAACAAAAGAATTGGAGGCGTTGGATTGGTTTTTGTTTTTCCATATATCGAAGCGGCATTTGGATATGTACGGGGCGTACCCGATATATTCCGGTTACGAACAATCGTGCGATTTTACAAACGCCGAAAACGGCGATTATTGCGACGGTGGATTTTTGAAAGACAAACAAGGGTATTACAGGTTAGACCAAGCCGGGTTATTGATGCGTTGCCCCAAGTGCGGCGACAAACGGATTACCGGGGCGGGTTCCTTTGTTGAAATACCGATACCGGACGGGGACAAACAACCCGATTTGCGGAACCCGGTACAAATGTTGACCGTTGACCGTACAAGTTTGGATTATAACGTTGAGGAAGAAAAGCGATTGCGGGAAAACATTATTACCGCCGTCGTCGGACAAAACGAGGAAGTAACCCAACGGGAGGCATTCAACGAACAACAGGTTAAAGCCGCATTTGAGAGCCAAAGCACGGTATTAAACCGAGTGAAAAAAGGCTTTGAAGCCGCCCAACAGTTCGTCGATGAAACGGTTTGCCGATTGCGATACGGCAATATGTTCGTATCTGCAAAAGTCAATTACGGCACGGAGTTCTATTTGTACGACGTAAGCGAGTTGCGGAACCGTTACAAGTCGGCAAAGGAAAGCGGCGCAAGTGAGGCAGAATTGGACGCCCTACAAAATCAGATTATCGAAACGGAGTACCGGAACAACCCAACCCAATTGCAGCGTATGTTGATATTGGCAGAATTGGAGCCGTACCGCCATTTGACCCGGAACGAGGTATTGGATTTGTACGGGCGTAACTTAATCCCGGAGAATGAATTGCGTATAAAGTTGAATTTCGCTAACTTTGTCCGCAGGTTTGAACGGGAGAATACAAACATTTTGGAATTTGGAACGCAAATACCATTCGACCAAAAGATTTCAATAATAACAAGTAAATTTAACGAGTATGCAAGTAAAAACAGCAACCGAGGGTAAAACAAAGGACGTCGCAATTACCTACGTCACCCCCGAAAACTACATTGTACCGAGCAACGAACAACATTTGTATCATTGCGTTATTGAGGTACGCAAGTTTGACAGCGAAACGGGAAAACGCTTATCCGTTCCCCGTATCCAAAAGTTCGGCAAAAAGTCCTTTGAAAACGGCATTTTGGACGCACTGAAAAAACAGGGTTACACGATTACCGTATTGCACGACCCCAACGAGTACGTCAAGGCGCAAGCCGAGGAAAAAGCGGCACGAACCGCCGCACAGCAGAAAGCCGCCGAGGAAAAAGCCGCCGCCGATGCAAAGGCAAAGGCAGAAGCCGAGGCGAAAGCCAAAGCCGAGGAAAAAGCGGCGTTAAAGGCTGAAATTTTGGCGGAATTGAAAGCGGCGGGAGTTATCCCGGCGGAACCCGCCAAAGAAACCAAAGCCGATGCAAAGGCAAAGGCAGAAGCCGAGGACAAACCCGGAGCGAAAAAGTAACAGAGTATTAAACTATTAAAAATACGATTATGGCACAGATTGCACAGCAGGACAATTTGGTTATTGAAGTAACAACAACCGCCGCCGCATTGGATGGCGCAACAAAGAAAAAGTTGATTGAATGTATTGAGGGCGGAACAATTACCGACGTAATTTTGGTAACAAAAGAGGTTGAAAAGAAAATCAGCCATGCCCGTGTTGTTAGTTGGTTGGTTGACACAACCGGGGATTCGCCAAAATACACAATTCATATTATTAACGCAAACAGCGGAGCAGTAGCAGCAATCGCACTTAATTAATTCAAAGGGAAAGAATTATGTTAACGAGAGAAATTTTAATTGCAAATGCGGCATTAGCCGGATTAACCGACGAACAAATTGCGGCAATTACAACATTGTCCGCCAACGACGAAAATAGCGTTATCGCCAAAAAGACGGGCGAAATTTACGGCGGATTGGATGCCGATATTTTGGCGGCGTCCGGTATAGCAAAGAACGGAACCGAAAAGACGTTTGATTACGCAAAACGTGTGGTCGCCGAGTTCAAAACCAAAGCGGAAAGCGCAAGCGCATTGCAAACCCAAATCGACAGTCTGACGAAAGAAAAGGCACGTTTGGAAAAGGCAATTGCCGACGGTGCGACCGATGCGGAAACGGCAAAGGCGTTGAAACAGGCGAAAGCCGATTTAACGGCGGTAACAACGCAGTTTAACGACCTCAAAAGCAAGTACGATGAAGCCGAAAAGAATTTCCAAACGGAGTTGTTCGGCGTTCGTATCGAGGGTGCATTGCAGACCGCAACCGCCGGGTTGAAATTCAAACCGGGATTGCCCGAAAGCGCAACAAAGGTTTTGTTAGCGCAAGCAATCGACAAAATTAAGGGTATGAACCCCGAATATATCGACGACGGAAAAGGCGGTAAAATCCTTGTTTTTAAGGACGAAAGCGGCGCAATTATGCGTAACCCGAACAATCAGTTGAACCCGTACACCCCCGGCGACCTGTTGGCAAAGGAATTGGAAACAATGGGTATTTTGGATAAGGGACGCCAAGCCGGAGGCGGCGGAACGGTTCCCCCGGCGGGCGGTTCCGGCGGTGGTGGCGGAACAACCATTGACATAACGGGCGCAAAAACCCGTGTCGAGGCTTACGAAGCAATCGCCGCAAACCTTATGGCGCAGGGTTTAACGGCGGGTTCCGAAAAGTTCGACGCCGCAATGAAACAGGCATGGCAGGACAACAATATTGCCGCATTGCCGGAAAAGTAAACAATCACGGGTAAAGGGTAAACCCGCATTTAATAACAATTAAATTTTTAACATTATGTCATTAGTAGCAACAAGATTGCAGAATTGGCGGATTGAAAACCCGGAATTAGACCGTAATATGACCCGCCCGTGTGAGTATGGCGCATTGGATTTTTTCATTGAGCAAACCAACGCCCCGTCCTCAATCATTAATCCCAATTTGCGTGACCGTGCGTTTGCGTCCATTGGTAACACGGTACAAGTACCCGTTATCAATTACGACGGCGATGTACAGGTTAGCAATGTCCGTTCGTGCGTTATCGCTGACGATGAAAATACGTCCGCATTGGTAACGGTTGTTTGGGCGACTTATGCCATTGGTTTTACAATGGTTCCCGCCGCCTACATGAACAACGAAATTTCCTACGAACACGACTTTTTGCGCAAAATGGAAAAGACGTGCCGGGCTTTGGCGGACAAATTGGACGTCGGAGCCGTTGCCGCATTGGAGGCAAACAAAACGCAAGTGTTCAAAACGTTGCTTAATTACACGCAGTCGGGCAACGTGGTACAGGTTCCAACCCAAATGGCGACCGAGATTTTGGGCGATATTAACCCGATTATGCGGGCTAACTGTTACCCGGAATATATCCACATTATCGCCAACGCCGGGGTTGATAGCCTTATTCGTAAACTTGCGCAACATGGCGTTTACAACGACGTAAACAAGCGCATGGAGTACGACAACAAGGTTTTGCACTACACGAACAACGTAACCGACGAAGCGGGCAAAATGGGAACCATGTTTGCCGTTGCTGACGGTAATGTTGGTATCCTTACCCGTGTTGACCGTGAGGCATTGCGCCGCACCCGTGCGAATTTCCACGAATGGGACGTTGTACGTTTGCCGTACATTGATTTGCCCGTTGGTTCGCACTATTACACCGCCGTTGGCGACCAGTCCGCAATTATGGGCGACGCAACCGCCGATTTGACGTGCGCCGTTAAGGAGTATTTCGGATTTTCCGTTGACGTGGCGTATATGGTTGCTTACAACAGCAACCCGGATACCGTGGCAAACCCGATTATCAAAGCCGAGATTGCCGCCCGCAATCCGAACGAGCCGTTGGGTATGCCTGTATATGTAACCAACGCAGCGGAATTTCCCGCCGGAGGTGCTGGGGGCGAATAACGCCGGAGCATAACGAATTGTTAAACCGAGGGGACGGGGTGGTTATCCCCGCCCCCTTATTTATTTCAAACGCAGATGTACAGATTACAAGAAATACAGGACGCATTATTGCACGTCGTCGGGTGGGAACAATCATACGACCCGGCAAAGGCGATAGACGACAATTTAACGCAGACGGAAAGCGGTTTGACGTTTCAAGGTGCGCACCCCCTTGTTACTTTGGATAATGTCCGGGCAATCGTCCCGGATGATTTCGTTTTTCAATATCCGGTTTGGAATATGATAAGGGAATACAAAGCCGGGGCAAAGGTTCGCCACAACAACAAAGTTTGGATTGCGACACGGGACAACCAAAACGAGGAACCGACCGAAAGCGATTTTAACGACGATTACAACGACGATTACGGCAACCCCTATTGGCAACCGTACAATTTCATTTCCGATTATTTGGAGCGTTTGACCCGTAACGGTATTGCGCAAATGGTACAAACATTCACGCAAATAAAGGGATTGGATAAGGAAACAAAGAACCTGTTGGAGCGGCGCACGTTCTTTGACGGTGCGGGACGTATCCGGGCGACGTTGCCGAATAATCATAAATTAGTCGGGTTTGAAATTGTCCCGGTTCGTTCTATGGGCGTAACAATGAAAATCGAGCAAATCGGGTTGCAAATGACGGGCGCAACCGGGGTTGTTCGTATGTATCTTTTCCATTCGTCCCAAATTGACCCGATAAAGACGTTTGATTTGAATTTTACGCAGACAAACGGCGGTTTTCAGTGGTTCCCGTTGAAAGATTGTTATTTGCCGTATATCAGTACCGGAAACAACGCCGGGGGGTCGTGGTTCCTTTGTTACAACCAAAACGATTTGCCCGCCGGAATGCAGGCAATTAACATGACAAAGGATTGGAGCCGGGAGCCGTGCGGAACGTGTACGGGTTACGTCGATTTGGAGCGTTGGCGGGAAATAACAAAGTATTTACAGGTATCCCCGTTTATGATGAACGCCCCGGAAACATTCGATGAATACCCGGAGTTGTGGGATATTGCGCTGACGATGTACACCAATACGCAGAATTACGGGTTGAATTGCGAAATAACCGTTGGTTGCGACCTAACGGATTTTATCATTAAGGAAAGGCAGATTTTCCAAACGGTTATCCAACGACAGGTCGCCGCAATCATGTTGCGCACGTTGGCAATGAACCCCGATGTTAAGGTAAACCGGAACCAAGTAAACGCAAGCCGGATGGAAATTCTTTACGAGTTGGACGGCAACGTTGAGGGTCGCCCCGGCGGTTTGGGTTATGACCTAAAAAAAGCATACGAGGCGTTGCGGTTGGATACGCAGGGTATCGACCGTATTTGCCTTACTTGTAATAACCACGGTGTAAAATACCGGACAACGTAAGATTATGGCGGGGTTAAAGTCAATACAGGATTTACGCAACCGGGTTGCCACGTTCAACAACGGGTTATCGTCCGGCGCATACATTCAACAAATCATTTGGGACAATGACGCCTATATTGTTGATATGAATGCCGAGGAACAATTGTTTGAACAAGGTATTAACCGTTTGGGCGTGGATATTATGGATTACGCCCCGTATTCGCCGTTGACGATAGCCATAAAGGAGGAAAAGGGACAACCGACAAACCGGGTAACGTTACGGGATACCGGGGATTTTGAAGCGTCGTTTTTTTTGGAAGTCGGCGACAAACAGTTTGAAATAAAAGCGTCGGATTTCAAAACGGAGGACTTAATAAAAAAGTACGGGCGGCAAATATTGGGATTGACGGACGAAAATATTGCGGCGTTGATTTGGCAATATATATTCCCGGACTTAATGAAGAAAGCAAAAAACGTATTATATGGCAACTAAGAGAACAACCCCTATAATTCCCAACCCGGTTTTAATCGACCGGGTTTTGGGGAACATACAAACCGGGTTAATGGATAACGTCGATTGGTTGGACGTCGCATTTGGGCGGGCGCAACGTATCGCCAAAGTGATACAGGGCAAACGCTATTATACCCCGAACGTATATGCGGGCGGGACGGAATGGAGAGGCGACAATGATTATATCGACGTTTCCCCGGATGCCAATATTGGCAATTTTTCGTTCTTTTGGATAGACGACCCGCAAACGGTCGGTTGGGTTCCCAAAGAGCAAAGCGAGATTAAAGCCCCGTTTTCCCTTATTGTTTGGTTCGATTTGCGCAAGGTTTACCCCGGTCAACTCAACAACCGGAATACCGAGGCATTGAAGAACGAAATATTGACCGTCCTAAATGGCGGTTTTTGGCTGAAAGACGGGACGATTGTAATAAACCGGATTTATGAGTTGGCGGAAAACGTGTACCGTGGGTTTACGTTGGACGAAATAGATAATCAATTTTTAATGCACCCGTTCGGCGGTTTTCGCTTTGAGGGTGTATTGTCAGTTAATCAACCTTGTAACATTTAACGATATGGTAACTTTCATTATTTGGGTTTTGGTCGTGGCAACCGTGGCGGCGTTCCTGTTGACCCTGTTAAAAAAGTGGGGCGTTATTGAGTACGTCCAAGTTCACGGCAACGACTTTTTTGTTAAGATGTTCAATTGCGGCTTTTGCTTATCATGGTGGGCGGGGGTCGTTTTGTCCGTCCTGTTTGCTATATGCACCGGGAACCCGGCATTGTTATTGGTTCCGTTTTGTTCAACAGTCATAACCCGCATACTCTTATGAAAACGACAAAGATAGGGGAACGGGCGGTTGTGTTGTACGACAGTATCGACGAATTGCCGATTTTGCGATTTCACGCATATAACAAAATGTTGCTTATCGACGCCGGGGTTGGGTCGGATTTGAACGATTGGGATGCGCATATAGAAAAGGCAATCCGGTTTATCCGAAAGGAAAAGCCGGATTTGGCGGAAAAGGAATTGGATAATTTGCGGCAAAACGTTTATTTCGTCCAATCCGCCATATCGCCAAAGTATTTGGCGTTTGCCTGTTTGGTTAAGTCAGTGGACGGAACCGAATACAACGATATGACGGCGGACGGTTTGCAAAAGGTATTGGATTTATTCGCCGATGCGCCGAACGCCGAGTTGACCGCCCAATTGGAAGCGGTCAAAAAAAAAATAGATAAAGAATTGCAATTGTATTTTCCTAAACTATTCGACGACGCCACGGTTAAAGAGTATTACGACCAATTGAAGCAACGCACGATGTTAATGTTGGATGCGATAATAAAGGGGGACGAAAGCGACAAACGGGAAGAAATAGACCATATTACGACGTTGTTGTTGACTTATACAAAACCCAAATCGTTTAGTGGGTCGGATAGCGTGGAAATACAATACGACAAGCAGTTTGAAAATATGTGTTTGATGTTGTCCCAACATTTGCACGTAAACCCAAAATCGTTTACCGTTTTGGAATATTACAACGCATTTGAATACATTAAGGAGCAAGCGAAAAAAGCAAGCAGAAAAAGCCAAAATAAGGCGATTTAAGGTGTTTTATTTTTCAGACGATAAATTATACATTTGAGAAAAGAAAATTGATTGTAGGGCAAATTGCCCGAAAATAACAAAAACAAATAGTCGGATATATGGCAGATAACAACAACCCAATTAAATATTCTGATTTGGTAAGCCCCGATAATTCGATTACTGATTTGATAAAGCAATTGGATGAACTTTCAGACGCATATACAAATGCGTTGAAAAATATTAGGGCGGAAGCAATTCAGTTGGCGGCGGTTCTGCAAAAGGTTTCCGGGGCAACCGAGGACGGCAGGAACACAACCAAGAAAGCCGCAGACGATGCGGAACGTTTGGCACGTGCGCAACGTGATTTGGCGTTTGCAGAAAGCGAGAACGCCAAAAAGTTAGCCGAGTTAAAATTGGCACAACAGGAAGCGAACCAAATTAATAAACTGATTGTGAAAATAAATCAATCCGCCGAGGGTAGTTATAACCGTTTATCGGCGCAATATTCATTGAATAAGATTTATTTAAACAACATGACTAAAGCCGAACGGGAAAACACCGAGGAGGGGCGAAAATTGGTTGCACAAACCAAAGAAATATACGAAGAAATGAAACGTTTGCAGGAAGCAACCGGGAAATTTCAATTGAACGTCGGAAATTATACGGAGGCGTCCGACGCAATTATTGCGTATGGCGACAAATTAAAAGAAACGTTAGGTTTAAATAGCGCATTTGGCGAAAGTCTTTTGGCGTTAGGACGTGGCGGGGCTGAAAGTAAAGCCGTTTTTACAGCTATTGGCGACGGGGCAAAAGCATTGGGAAAAACTTTGTTGGGATTACTTTCAAACCCGGTTTTTTTGGCGATTGCCGGAATTGCGGCGGCGGGTGCGGCGTTTAAATGGTGGTACGATTATAACGCCGGGTTAGTTGAGGCAACGAGATTGACGCAACAATTTACCGGGAAAAGTGGCGATGATTTGAAAGCGTTTAGAAATGAGGTGCAAGCCGTCGCAGATTCGTTCGGCGCAGATTTCCGGGAAACATTGATTGCAACAAACGCATTATCAAAACAATTTGGTATTTCTGCAAATGAGGCATTGCAGTTGGTTAAGGATGGTTTTTTGTCCGGAGCCGATGCGAACGGGGAATTTTTAGACACATTGAAAGAATACCCGGCATATTTCAAAGAGGCTGGAATATCAGCAGACCAATTTGTTGCGATTGTAGCCCAAACAAACAAAATGGGTATCTTTTCGGACAAAGGCGTTGACGCAATTAAGGAGGCAAATTTGCGTTTGCGTGAAATGACGACGGCGACGGCGGCGGCTTTGGACGGTATCGGTATTTCGTCGGAACAAGTTCAAAAAGATTTGCAGACCGGAACCAAAACAACGTTCGATGTTATACAAGACGTTTCCGCAAAATTGGCAGAATTGCCGGATAATGCGGCAACGGTCGGGGCTGCAATTGCAGATATATTCGGGGGTCCCGGAGAGGACGCCGGATTGCAGTATTTGCGCACGTTGAAAGATATTTCAACAAACATGGATGAAGTAAAAGGGAAAGCCGGAGTTTTGGCGCAATTGCAGGAGGAACAATTGCAAAGCCAAATTGAGTTGCAAAACGCATTATCCGGGTTGTTTGACGCAACCGTAGGAAATTTTGAAACGTTGACAACGCAGGCAAAAGTTTTTGTTAACCAAGGATTGACGGCGATAATAAAAGGGGTTATTGATGTTGTCAATTACTTGATTGAGTTATACAATGAAAGTGTTTTGATACGTGCAATTTGGAATGGGATTGTTGCCGGATTCAAAACAACATTTGATACGTTGGGAAATTTGTTTGGATTCTTTATTGATATAGTCAAAGCAACCGGAACCGCATTAAAGGGGGCGTTTACGTTAGATTTTGACGACGTAAAAAAAGGATTGGCAGATTATGCAGCAGCGTACGGAAATTTGGTTAAAGCCCAAGTTAAAGACATAACAGAAAATTTCCAAGAGGGTTTGGAGGGTATGCAAAAGAAAATAAAACCGTTAACAATCCCGGTTTCTGTTGGAGATACCCCGACGCCACAAACAGACAATAAGCCCGTAACGACACAGAACCCAACCGTAACGCCAAGGGGTAAAAGCGATGCGGAAAAGGCAGCAGAACAGCAAGCAAAACAAATTGAGGCGGCATACAAAAAGAATTTGGAAGCAACCCGAAAATTGCAGGATGCACAATTGCAGCTGGAAACCGACGAATGGGCAAAGCGTCGCCAACAAACGCAATATCAGTATTCCCGCCAAATTGAGGATTTACAACACCAATTGCAGACCGAAAAGGATTTGAACGAAACCGGACGTCAAGCGATAAACGCCACAATTACGGCGTTGGAACAGCAACAAACCGAGGCGTTATTGAAAATCGAACAAGACCGACAATTGCAGGAATTAGCGTTACAGAAAGAAAGCATTGAATTACGTTTGCAAGCAGTCAAAGAGGGAAGCGAGCAGGAAAAACAATTGCGGATGCAGTTGTTGGAAAACGAAAGACAAACCGCATTATTACAGAACCAACAGAAACCGACCGGGCAACAGCAGGACGCCGCGGCGATTAATGCAAGTTTTGACGCAAAGGGAGCCGGAATTGCGGACGAATATTTGCAAGCGCAATTACAGATATTCGACCAACAACAAGCGTTGGCACAATCGGAGTTTGATTTGTTGAGAAATTCAGAAGCCCGGAAAACTCAATTCCGTTTGCAAGCAGAAAAGGAACGTTTGCAAAAGGTTTTAGAATTAAATCAGCAAGCCGCCAATAAATTGTCTGATGTTGAGGTACAAACAATTCAAAACACTATTAAAAAAATAGACCAAGAAATTGAGCAATCCAAAGGGGAGGAACGAGGAACAGACATTTACGGTTTGTTTGGGCTTAATTTGGACGACGACCAAAAAGAGGCAATTAATACGTCTATGCAATACGCATTGGATGCGTTAAATACATTCACGGCGGCACGTGTTGCCGCAGCAGATGCAGCCGTTGAGCAAGCGGATAAAGAGGTTTCCGCCGCACAATCGGCGTTGGATGCAGAATTGGAAGCAAGGGCAAACGGGTACGCCAATAATGTTGTACAAGCGCAAAAGGAGTTGGATTTGGCAAAGAAAAACCAAGAAAAAGCGTTGAAAGAACAACAGAAAGCGCAAAAACAGCAGGCAGCAATACAAACATTGCAGCAAATCGGAAACATGGTAACAGCAACGGCGCTGATATGGTCGCAATTAGGTTTCCCGTTTGCAATACCTGCAATTGCCGTAATGTGGGCGAGTTTTGCAGCGTCTAAAATCAAGGCGGCGCAATTGGCAAAACAGACCGGAGGAAACGGAGGAACGGAAACATACGGCGACGGTACCGTTGAACTTTTGGAGGGCGGTTCGCACCAAAGCGGAAATGATATTGATTTAGGAACGAAACCGGACGGAACCCGCCGACGTGCCGAGGGAGGCGAATTTTTCGCCGTTATCAATAAACGTAATTCCCGCCGTTTCCGTCGTTTAATCCCGGACGTAATAAATAGTTTGAACCGGGGAACATTCCCCCAAAAGTACCTTAATGCCTACAATACCGACGGCATTAATGTAACGGTTCAACAAAATAACGCACCGGATTTGCGGGATTTAAAAGACGATGTAAGGGAGATTAAGGAACAAAACCGCCGCCGTCGTTACGTCGATGGCAACGGCAATGTTATTGAGGTTTACAAGAATTTGACACGTAAAATTAAAAATTGATATGAACCCGATTTATAGACATTCATTTGTAAATGCGTTTTTAGCGAACGGGGCGATAACTAAAACAACCGGGAACATAAACGGGAATAGTACATATTTCTATTATACCCGTACTTTTGTCCCGGTTGGGAATGTGTACCCCCGCAAATTGTTTCAGAATTACACCTCGCAAGCCGGGGGCGCATTTTACGATAGCAATAAAAAAATTATCGGCGATTGGGGAAGCGAACCGCCCGCCACAAATACGGAATTTGACATACCAAGCAATGCCGCATATATCCGGTTTAATGTAAGCAAAGCGCAATACGCCAACGGGACGGCATGGTTGAGATTGGGAACGTTGGACGCCCCGAACGTCTTACAAGGTCAAACCGTGCATCCGATTTATAAGGACGATTTGGCAAAGGAGTACGAATTAGAACCCAACCAACGGTTTTATCGTGCCAAATTATCCGGCAAAATTACCTTTGTCCGGGATGATTACGACTATATAAACCGTCAATCGTTCGACAATGAATTTTTGTATTGCATTGAAAAGAGCGACGACGGCGGGCGTACATGGTTCCAATACTTTCAAGGCAAGTTTATGAAAACCGATTGCACGTTTACCGATTACGATAAAAAGGTTGTTGTACAACCGGATGCAATCGACGATTATAACGACGTGTTGGCAGGGTTGGAAAAGGAATACAATTTGATAACATTAGCCCCGTCAATCCAACGTATAACCATAAACAAACGCCCGCTTATTCAAATATATGTTCCGGGCGATAGTGTTGTTTCGTGTTTTTTGGGCGGTACGAATTGGGAACAAGACGCAAACGCCACGACCGACCAAAACGCACTAATACAAACCTATCATTTTGCACTATGTAATATTTTGAAAGAAATACGAATTACGTCGCACGGTTCCCCGGCGGTAATATCCGGGCTTTATACCGGGCGAATGGCGACGGGTGCAAGTGCAGACGTTTTCGAGGGAAAATTATACCCGGAATTAAACGTAAATTATTATATCTATATTACGCAACAAAGAATTGACGGTTTACCGTTTGGGGCTGTTACGGTCGAGATACGCAAACAATCCGATGATACGGCAATGTTTCGTTATACAAAGGTTACAACGTCGCCTTTTGATACATTGGAGTTTGATTTAACCGCTGTTGAGGGTTCCGGCGCAACGGGTACAATGCACGCCAATATGAAAAGTTATAATATATACGCCCGGTATTTGTGCGACGTGGAGAAAATCGACGACCTTAATACATATCCATTGCCCGCCGATGATATAGTTGATAATAACCGTAATTATAGGCGTGCGATTGGTTACGCAATCGACGTGGCGTTTATTTCAAACAACTTTTCAGATACCCCGACCGAGTGGGGATTAGCGGACAGCGGAAAGTATTTTGCGCCGCCTTATTCCATATACGGGCAAACGTTTTATCCAATAGCCCGGTCAACGTGGCGTTATGCGTCGTTATGGTTTGGGTTTTATTTGATGGATTGGATATTAGAGAAAAAAGCACGAAAAGCATATACTTTGCGGGATGCGTTCCCGGTTGCGTCTTGTATATCCGTTTTGCTCAATCAGATTGCACCGGGTATAACACACGCAGCCACGGCGGAATACAGTCAATTTTTATACAGCGGTAACAACCCAATATCCGGGTTGAATTTCCGTTTGCTTGTATCACAGAAAACCAATATTATAAACGGGGAATATCAGCAACCCGCACAAAAAGCCCCGACGACCTTACAACAATTTACCAATATGTTACGGGATTGTTTTAAATGTTATTGGTTCATTGAGGACGGCAAATTTAAAATCGAACATATCCAATATTTCCGCAATGGCGGTTCCTATTCCGGCGGGGCTATATTAAGCCACGATTTGACAAAGGAATTGAATTTGCGCAACGGGAAACCGTGGGCGTTCAACACGTCGGAATATTCGTTTGATAAGGTCGATTTGCCGGAACGTTACCAATTTGAATGGATGGACGACGTTACGGCGGCATTTGAAGGGTTGCCGATACAAGTAATAAGCAAGTATGTAACGCCCGGAAAGGTTGAGGAAATTAATATATCAAACTTTACGTCCGATATTGATATGATGTTGTTAAACCCCGGCAATATGAGTTCGGACGGGTTCGCCTTGTTTGCCGCCGTTCCGCCAACGTCCGGGTCGCAATGGATATTACCATTTACCCGCCAAACTATTAACGGGGTCGAATACTTTTTGCAAAACGGATATTTGGCGTTTATCAATCTGCAATCCCCGTATTGGTTATATGATTTACCCGCCCGTCGTGTATCAATAAACGGTTCCGAGGTTTACGCATACGGTATTGAGAGAAAGAAGAAACAAACGTTTAGTTTTCCGGCAAATGACGACCCAAACCCGATGCAACTAATAAAAACGTATATCGGTAACGGTCAAGTTGATAAACTTTCGGTAAATTTGTGTAGTCGAAATATTAAAGCGACGTTGAAATATGATACAGAATAACAACATAAGTGTTTTACCGTGGTACACGTCAATAAATGAACAGAACCACAGAAAAAGTTACGCATACGGCGCAATTTACCCGTTATTTGCCCCGGCTGATAGATTGTTACCGTTTCAGATAATGAGAAACACACGGTCAAACAATGTTACGTCAGTGGTATTGTATGAAAAGACCGGAAAGCAAGTTGCAAACATAACAACGTATATGAAAGAAACCGGATTGCAGATTGTCCGGTTTCAAACGTTGGGTTATGATGTTATATTGTACCCGTCAATATTACCCATGCCATTAAATCAGTTGGACGGAATATATTATATGACGTTATCGGATGGCGTGCAAACGTGGTATTCCGAAATGTTCACGGTCGTACAAGATATTTCCGGTTACTTAAAAATACAATGGTGGGACATTGATAATTTGGTATTTGACGCCGGGCAAATAGTATATAAAAACCCGGATTTCAAAAATACGTTGTACCTTTGTACAGAGTTGGGAAAACCGGATTATGAATTTGAAGAGGACGGCGAAGAACGGGACGGGTATTTTTTTTCGGAAAAACAAATATCAGTCAAAACGTTTAAATGTACGATATTGGCACCGGAGTTCCTTTGCGACGTTATGCGTTTTATCCGTATGGCTGATTACATTCATATAACGGATAAATACGGCAGGGAATACGATTGCGACACGTTTTTAATTACCCCGAAATGGCAAACGCAGGGGGATTTGGCGAGCGTGGAAATTGAGTTTAAAACAAATACCGTCGTGAAGAAAATAGGACGTGGCTATATAATAGCAAACAAAGGAGATTTTAACGAAGATTTCAATAATGATTTCAAAAACAATTAAATTATCAAATTATGGGAAATTATGAACAATTAAAAGCATCAATTGCCGCCGTTATCAAAGCAAACGGCATGCAGGAAATTACGGGGGACGTGTTGCAGGCAACGTTGTTGTCGCTGGTTAGCAATATAGGCGACAACGCTACATTTGCCGGAATGGCAACACCCGATACAAACCCCGGAACACCCGACCAAAATATTTTTTATTTGGCTGCACAACCGGGGGTTTACTCTAATTTTGGAGGCGTGGAATTGACCGACCAAGTTCTAATCTTTACCAATAAAAATGGTATTTGGGTAAAGAATAAATCGGGTATTGCAACATCGGAAAAAGTTACCAAGTTAGAAGGAGGAAACATTCAGCGTATGAATTGGAATAGATCCTTTGCCTCGACCGTATTACAAGTTCCTGCATCATATAGGAAAAAGGGGCTTATAGTTTCATATACTGATATAGAAGGGAATTATGTACTAAAGCAGTATACTGAAGATGTATATGCAGATAATACATACACACAAGAAAAATATTGGCAAAACCTATTAACGACAAAAGACTATAATACCCTTTTGGCAAAAATAGAAAAGGCAAAATTTATTATAGATGAATCTACTGCTTTAGAGACAATAGATACAATTTTACCGCAAAGCATACAGTATGATTATCCTTTTGAAAGATATAAGGATGGAAAGGTATATAGGACATATAATGCGTCAAATGTAACTGATACAGCTAAATTATTATCAATAGCTCATGATATAGATAGTTGTACTATTGTTATGAGAGCAAGGAGTAGTAAAGGTAACGTCTTTAATGCCGTATTTAAGATTGATGGAGTGAATCAAAATAATACAATTGAAATAACTCCAGAATGGAAAACTTATGTTTATGCCGCAACTGATATTTCAACATCAAAAGGAATTAATATTACGCCAAAAGATGATATAGATATAATGTCTATATTTATGTTAGAAGGAATTATTGACTCATATAATTTTGATGATGAAAATATAGAAAGACTGGCACTTACAAGATATGAAGCTAAAAAAAACAGATTATATTCTACTCTAAATTTATATAAGGGGAATATAGCTTTAGGGCAGTCCGGTAAATGGAATTCAAAATCAGTATCAAGTAATTTAATAAGAATTGCAGAGGTAATAACAATTATTCATAAACCAATAATTTTAGGTGGTGGTCAAAAAATTTTGTGCTTTGATGATAATCTTAATTTTATATCAACTTACAATACAAGAAATTATTCTTATTCTCAACTTTTTAAAAAAGAACTTCCTGAAAACACGGAGTATGTGTCAATAGTCACAAATAATTTCCCAACATCAGGAGATCCTGAAAATATGTTTGTTTGTGAAGGCTTATTTCCGTTCATTGAAAATAAAGGTGCATACAAATATACAGAAAATAATCAATCTATTAAGACATTAGTAACTGTTGGTAAAAATATCATAACAGATATTGAGAGAAATGCTACGCACCCCCAAGTTATATCGGGGCAAACATATATGATTTCAATCGCATCTAAATTAAAGGATACAACTGCATTTATACCAGTAGATGAGAATGAAAACAGTATATCTGTGTCAGGTCTACTTGATAATGTAACAGGAGCAGAAGTGTTTTTCTATAATTCAGCAATGACACAAATTCTTAGCAGTACGAGGTTAGTACAGACCAACAGCGAATATAAAGGTTCTGTAACAATACCAAGTGGTGCAGGAATGTTTGTTGTAGAAATTAATCACAAAGAAGGGATGTCTATTGATTACTCTTTGTTTCAGATAGAATTTGGAAGTAAGATTACCTCTTATGAAAAGCCTATTTTTGGAATTAATGAAATAAATTCATATCCTTTGAAAACTAATACTAAAAGAACATCTAATTTCGCTATAAATCTTGAAGATTTAATTGTATTTATATTTGGAGATTCAATTACAGCTACGAATACACAAGCGTCTTTAGAAGGTGACCCCGATAGTTATCCTAATAATATTTTATCAATTTCATGGGTACCCGATACGATGGTAAAATTGGGCATAACGAAATGGTATAACTTTGCGTTAGGAGGAGCTGTATGGACCGATAATAAAGATGTACCAAATGAAACATCATTCTTACAAATGTCTGTACAAGTAAATAAAGCTATACAATTCAGTCAAGAGAAGAATGTAGTTCCAGATTTAGTAATTGTTGCAATGGGAGCTAACAATGCTTATAAAGGGGATGCTGTTACTGACTTTGATACTGTTATGCACAAAGAAGATGATGCCCAATATGGATATGAAGGCATTCCTTATGAAGAATTAGACAGAACCAAATTAGCACAAGCCATTAGATGGAACTTGCATACTTTAGAAAAATATTTCCCAAGTGCTGTAAAAATGTATCTAACCCCACCTCAATCGGCTAACAGAGATTATATAACTGATGAAGGAAATAATGACAAAATAAAATTAATGGAACTTTTTGCCAACGCTTATTGTTTTGAAGTTATTCCGCAATATAAAGAAGCAGGTATAGTTCGTCAATTTGAAACAACAGGTAAAGTAGAAGATGTTTGGCAAAACACAAGAGATTTGGCTGACCAAGTGCATCCAAATGCTGATGGTAGAGTAAAAATAGTGAGATATTTGACAAATAAAATTGCATCAAGATTTTTAATTAGGTAGTAGAATAACCATGTATGTTTGATATGGAAAGAATTATGAATTGGGAACAATGGCGTATTATAGCCGTTTCAACGGTTAGCCCGTTATTTGGTTATTTAACTCCGACAAAGGGTTTTGTTTATGCGTTGGTAGTAATGTTTGCGTTCAATATTTGGGCAGGAATGAGGGCGGACGGCGTGGCGATTGTGCGATGCAAAAACTTTTCGTTCCGTAAGTTTAAAAACGCATTGTGCGAACTTCTGTTGTATCTGTTTATCGTGGAGGCGATTTTTGTAATAATGAAAAATTGCGGCGACGACCAAGTGGCGATTGTCGTTGTTAAATCGCTTACATATGTATTTATGTACGTATATTTGCAAAATGCGTTTCGCAATCTGATTATTGCGTACCCCCGGAATTTGGCATTACGTATTATTTACCATGTTATCCGTTTGGAATTTACAAGGGCTTTGCCGTCGCATTTGCAACCGATAATTGACAGATTGGAAAAAGAATTAGGGGACGACCACGACAAAAACAATAAAAAGAAAGGAGAAAATAAAAATGAGTAAAGTTGTAATTCTTGACAACGGACACGGAAAAGAAACAGCCGGAAAGCGTTCCCCCATTTGGGGGGACGGTTCCCAATTGTTTGAATGGGAGTTTAACCGTGACATTGTGCGACGTATCGCCGCCAAATTGGACGATTTGGCGATTGGGTACGAGATATTGACCCCGGAAACAAACGACGTGTCATTGGTGGAACGTTGCCGCCGAGCAAATGAGATTTACCGCAATTACAACGAAAAGGCGTTTTTGGTATCCGTCCACGCCAACGCCGGAGGCGGTACGGGTTGGGAGGTTTACACGTCGCCCGGAGAAACGAAAGCGGATGCAATCGCCACGGTATTTGCCGAGGAAGCGCAACGGGTATTCGTCCCGGACGGTTGGCGTATGCGTTTCGATTATGCCGACGGCGACCCGGATAAGGAAGCGGCGTTTTATATCCTCAAACACACGAGTTGCCCGGCAATCCTTACGGAAAACTTTTTCATGGATACCGAAAAAGATTGCCGTTTCATAATGAGCAACGAGGGACGGGAACAAATTGCAAATATGCACGTCAGTGCAATAAAAAGAGTTATAAAGTTATGACACAACAGGAAATGCAAAAATTCATTACCGACAATGTATTAAAGCAAGGTAATGAGGGTGCAATAAATATTGCCCCGTTATTGTCTGCAATGGTTGATAAGATGTTTGCATACCCGGAAACAGGAGTTGCCCCAATAGTCGTTGCGATAGCCGAGGCAGGGACGAAAGACGGGACAAAAACCCGTTACGACGTAACGACCGAGCAAGCAACGATAAATCAGTATATCGACGCCGTAACGGAGGAAAAAGCGAAAGCCCGGTTATTTATCCAAGACGGCGACGCATTGATTGGGTTTACTTATTTGGAGATAAGCGAAACCACGATTACAGGGCAAAGCATTGCCCCCGACGGTTCGTATAAATTGTATCTTTCAAAGGAGGCGGGAACGTCTTATTTTGAGCATGACGACGAAGTAAAGAGCATTGCAAGCGTTACCGAAGCGGAAATTGCAGGATACAACGAAATGTTCGGCGCAACTTATGACCCTGTAAATAATAAATTTGCCGTCCAAATCGGCACGATAAGCGCACAATTAACCCCCGGTCAAATGATGTTGACGACGGAGGAATACAACAAAGTAAGCAACGACGCCGATTATACCGCAATGTGGGCGTATGCGATTGCCGAATATATTTGTTGCCCGCCGTGGTTCGAGGGGTTCGCCGGGTTCAAATTGCATAGCGCATTTTATAAGGCAGAAAAAACAATCTTTATCGACCTTAATACGGTCGAATTGCCCGTTGCGACGTTGGCAAATGCCTTTTACGGTTGTTCTCGGTTGGAGCAAATAACCGGAATACTAAAAATTGGTTCCAACGTCCCCGTAACGGATGCGTTCAAAGGATGCGCCGTATTGCATACGGTCAAGTTGTCCGGGTTATCCTCAAACATTGATTTGTCGGATTGTGCGCAATTGAGCGTCGAAACGATAGAACATTTGATTGAAAACAGCGTACAACCCGGAAGCGGAACAATTACAATTACCGTTCACCCCGATGTAAACAACAATATCAACAACAATAGTGGTTGGGCGGACATTCGGGCGTTGTTGCAGGAAAAAACGTACATTACAATCCAAGCGGCGACCGTATGAAAAAGTATTTGATTTTGGCGGCAATCATTTTGGCGGTTGCCGCCGCCTTTTGGGTGCAACACGTCAAAATAAAGAGGTTGACCGAGGAACGGGACAGATACCGGAGCAATACCGAAATACTATTGCAGGACGTCAAGACGTACCAAACGAAAGACAGTTTGAACGCAATCAAAGTCGGGAATTTGGAGTTGTCATTGGCGGAATACAAAAAGTACCGGGCGGACGATTTGGCGTTGATAAAGACGTTGCAGACAAAGAACCGGGATTTGGAACGGGTTACAACAACCCAAATGGAAACAATCAACGAATTGCGGGCAACCGTCCGGGATAGTGTTGTATATTTGCCCGGCGATACGGTTACGACCGTATTACGTTGTATTGAGTATTCCGACAAATGGGTTGACCTTGACGGATGTATTATAAATAATACGTTTTCGGGCAAAATTATAACACGGGATAGCCTTTTAATAACGGAAAGTGTGCAATATAAGCGTTGGTTAGGTTTTTTATGGAAAACAAAACGGATAAAAAACCGTGAATTTGATATTGTTTCAAAAAACCCAAATTCAAAAATTACCGGGTTTGAAGTTATAACCATAGAAAAATAACTATCTTTGCAAAAACGGGGATAGTTCGGAGTAGCTACCGAATGAAAAAAGATGCAACCACTTTTCCCCGTTTCTCTTTTGGTTGCTTACTTAAATGGTTGTATAATGGAAATATGGAAAGATGTACCCGGATATGTAGGGTTATATAAAGTGAGTAATTACGGGCGTGTAAAATCTATTAAGAAACAATTAGTTTTGAAAATATGTGGTTCCGGGAATAGATATAAAACCGTTGCTTTATGTAATGGGATGCGCAAAACGTTTCGATTACATAGATTAGTTGCGGTGGCTTTCATTCCGAACCCGGAAAACAAACCATGTGTTGACCATATCGACGGCGACCGAGCCAATAACCATGCCGACAACTTGCGTTGGGTTACATATTTGGAAAACAACAACAATCCTATTACAAAAAAACGATTGAGCGAAAACAACGCTAAAAATATGCAAGGTAAAGAGGGCGTATTGCATCCAAATTCAAAACCCGTTAAGATGATGAAAAACGGAATTTGCCTCAAAACATATCAATCTATCCATTTAGCCAAAAAAGATGGGTTTAACGATACATTGATAATTAGATGTTGTAAAGGGCGTATGAAAAAACATAAGGGTTATAATTGGGAATATATACAATAGACATAACAAGGGGGTGTAACAAGACGTTGTAACCCCGTTTTTGTTTTTGCCCGTTTTTAGCCCCGTATTTCGATTATTTTGTTTGAATGGAAAAGCACCCACCCCGGCAAATAAAGTGGCTTAAAATGAAAATTCGCCAAAAATAACTTTGCAGGGAGCCAAAAGAACCTTTTTTTATCCGCAAATCGAAAACAAAAGAAAATTCTTTTGGTAGTTAAAATAAAATGCCTTATCTTTGTGCCATTGTTAATAAAACGACCGGGCGTTTTCCCGGCAACAAAAAGAGCGATACAATGAAGCCCGAAGATATTTACAACGGTTTGGAATATACAACAAAAGAGATTAACCGTACTTTCAAAATCAAAGTAAACGGATTGTTCAACGGCAAAAAGATTAACACGTTGGTTAGCGTTTCCGGTTTGATTAAGTTAGTAGGCGTTGAAATGGCGAACAAATTATTGCGCCGTGCTTTCCGTTGTGTCAAAGACGCCGAACATTGTAAGTTGCGCCGGGGTTTGAAAATATCCTTTTATTATTACTAATCCGACCGGGCGGGTTCCCGGAACCAAATAAATTTCAAATATGGAAACAAAGAAAAGAACACAGGCGACGGACATTGCCGAGAGGGAACCGACCGGGCAAAGGGTCGATTGGCAAACGCCGAGTTGCGCCGATGTAAGATTGAAGCGCACCGATATTTTGATGAATTGTACAAACGTGGACTAATGAAGCGACGGGAGGCGTACAAATGGTTATCCGACCAATTGGGATTACCCCCGGAATATACGCATATTGGAATGTTTAACCCCGAAACGTGCGCAAAGGTCGTGGACGTTTCAAAAAAGTATTTATTAACCATGCGATTTGCATTAAGGCGACAGGATAAAATAAAAGCGCATTTTGAACCCAACGGGGACGAAATGTTGAACCGGATAAAAGAGAGTTTAACCCGGTATTTTTCCGCCAACCGTTCGGATTTCCCGGAGGGATTGCGGGATATTGAGGACGATTTTAACCATTATCCCGGCGACCCGTACCCGACCATTGCAGTAAATGACGTTGGCGACCCCGACCGAATGATTGAATTTTATGTTACCGGGAAACAATACGACGTTTACCATTTGGCATTTAAGGGATTTATAAAGGGTTAAGATTATGGGAGCGATAAAAAGGAAATGCGATAATTGCGGCAAAGAGTACAACGCCGATACCCGCAATTTGCGTCGGGGTTGGGGGCGTTGTTGTTGTAAGAGTTGCGCCGCCCAATTGAGAGAAAAGAGAAAGCCGGGATATAATCCGAAACGGGTTGCAATAAATAACGTCCGGCGTCAATGTTGGACGGATTGCCCGGAAACGGAACGTTACCCGTTTAGTTATGACGGGGCGGATTTCGACCAATGGGGAGATTGCGAATTTGGAATACATGATTAAAACGAGAATATGGAAAGCGTAATTATTGAGGAAATGCGGGCGTTCTTACGATTGGATTTGCCCGACCGACAAAGACAATATTTTACCGATACAATCGCCGTCGCAAAACGTGTTGAGGTCGTAAAAGCGGCGGACGTATTCGACGAACGGGAAATTGAATTGATACGCCGGACGGTTCGCCCGGTAGTCAAAGAGTGTTATAAAAATGCGCATTTGCTGACGTTGTTATTTCCCGACCGGGTGCAATACGTTGAGGGCAAAACGAACGTATTTATACCAATCGACCACGCATTTAACCGGG